TTTTATCTGCATTGGACTTGGTTTATCATCACCTGCTCCTGTTGTAACTTTAGACGTAGTCGTTTCTCCCCCTGTTCCAACATCTTTTAATCCTTCAGGTTGAGGTGCTTTTGAATCCATAAATGCTTTAAATGCATTTAACTCATCTAATTTTAACTGTTCAAGAGTTGCTAGTCTTTCATCTAGTTCTGTTTCATCTAGACTTATACCTTTGTCTATGTATTTATTTTGTAATGTTTTTTTAATTCTATCTATTCTTTTTTGATATGCGTCTTGTAATCCATATTTTGTAGGCTCACCCAATTTACCCCCTGTTAATTTATTTATAAAACCACCATACACAGGATTATAACCTTGCATGATCCCTGAAGCAACTTGACCTGTAGGTGTCAGACCAAATTGATTTCCATAGAAATTTTTCATAAATTTAGTTTCAGGGGAAGATTTAGGTAAAAATTGCGATAACATGTTTCCAGGCATTAAAAACTTAATTAATTTTTCAATACCAGATGGTTCTTTAGGTTTTGAGAAATCTACTTTATCAGTGAATCCTTGAAAATTATCTACGCTTTTTCCAAAAGGAATGGATGTCATATCTTTTGCTACTGATGATGAAGTAATACCTGTTGGAAAATCATATCCTAATTGTTGTTTTTGTATGTAAGTTGGACTTGTATAAAAATCTTGAGGTGCTGGGAAAAAATCTAGATTAGCATTTTTAGCTGCTAAGTCTGCAATACTAAAAGGTAAACTATTAGGGTCTTGATTATTAAAATAATTGGCATCTCCAAATAATAATAATTGCTGTTCGGGTGTATACAACGATTGTAAATATTCATTATCCATTATCTTCTTCCGTCCGGTTGTGCGTCTAATCTTAGTGTGCCATATCTCCAGGTTTCACCTGTACCGTCGTTTTCTATCTTGACAGATACAAGTCTTCCTCTAGCTCGAGTATCTACCTTATCAGTTGTTGACGTAACTGTAAAGGGTCCAAGTGGTGAGCTGACAGCTACATCGTCTGGATAGGCACTAACTAACAATGTTACTTTAGCATTACCTGTTTGATATTTAAAATCAGGTATGAATCGTCTAACAGCCATAAAAAACTCACCATCTCCTCGATAATCTGCGATACCAGTTGACTGACCTAAGGCGCTTTGTCTAGATGTTATATCCCAATCTCCTGATCTTATAAACGCAGGAATAGCTGTAGTTGCTGTGCTGTTAACTTGATCTGTACCTTGCTCGTGTTCGTAATAAATACTAGCACCATATTTATTTGTAATTCCTAATATCTCAGGAAAAACTGGAGTTAGTGTATCATCGTAATCGGTAGCGTATGGATTATCAAATACGCTTTGATCTTGATATGTTGTTCTATCTAAAGACGATGTTGTCCAGCAGTTTTCAGCATAATTATAAGTCACACATCTATCCACCTGTTCAGATCCAGATTTTGGATAAAACCAATTTACTTCTGTATATAAATTATTTGCACCTGCAAAGATAACATCTCTTGAATCAAAATTTAATCCAAGATTATCTCCGTCTGTGCTAAATACAAAATCTTCTACGAGACATGGTAATGATTTTACCGTACCATCAAATACAAAAAATCCACCTTGCGATCCCATCCAAAACACAGCACCATTTACGAATGTGGCTGCATGTTGAGAAATACATCCACAGTTTGTACCCACCTGTCTAACACTAAATGTAAACGGTGGTCCAACAAATTGAATAACATATGCAGCAAGATCTGTTAGGACAAACACATAGTCTTTACCTTGAAGGGCTGCTCGTATTTCATTTCCTGTGTCTAGTCTAAATGTCCCTGCAGTGTTGGTTGCTGTTGGTGTGTATGTATTCAAATCTTCTTGATTAGAAAATCTTACAAACATTGGATCTTGTGTCGAATTATCACCAACAGTTGTTTCAGTTCCAAAATGAAATAAGTGTCTGTCTCTATCTGATACTAGTGTAAATCTACTAGCTGTAGGATTGTTTGTAGTTTGAAAATCTGTAGTTGTTAATGATGCTCTAATTGTTCTAGCGTTGGATGCACCTGCATTCCATGTAAAAGTTTTACCATTAAATATAGTTGCAACTAATACTTGACCAAAATTATCAAGACTCCAGTTTCCTGGATCAAGGACCACAGAACTTGTAGCTCTAGCTGTACCCCATGTGGACGCTCCCCATGTAGCTGTACTCCAACCAAACCCTGTTGTTTGTGTTGTTGGTCCAACTTCAACATATGGGTTAACAGTCACAGCTCCTGCTGCAGTCATACCTGTTCCCCCTTCAGCACGCGAAGCCTGTACTGTAAACTTATCTATAGTAGGCACAGTTAATATTTCGTAAACTTGTTCCAATTCAGCTGCTGTAAAATCTGATGCTCCTGTAACTGTGACTGATGAAAGAGTTACATATCTTCCAACTTCTAAGCCATGCGAGCCTTTATCAATAGTTACAGTTCTTGATCCATTAACAGTTGTTAATGTGCCCCCAGTAATCGCCGTATCTAAAGGAGTAATATCATAGAAATCATTACCATAGTAAATAAACAAACCTTGAGATGTTCCTATCGCTGCATATTTTTCCCCTGCAAAACTAGAAAATGCAACTTGTGCTCTTGCCGCTCCTGGTAACGTTTTATTAGCTGCTGTTAACTGTAACCAGCCACCTATTTTTTCAGGTAGCCCATATCTAAATCTTACAAAATCACCATCAGTCCATTGACCTTCTGCCCCTGATTCTGTGTCTTGTTTGTTAAAACCTGGCTTGAATTTTAATTTTTGTAGCATATAATAGCTTATATATTAGTTTTTTAGAGAATGAAAGTATCAATATAATGGACCATTTAGAGGCAATTGTCGAATTAAAAAATATAGTTAATCCTGATTTTTCTAAAACTATAAGAGCTCTTACAGATAAAAAAGCTATTAAAAATCTAGCTATAGGAGTGGGAGAAATCAACAAAAATATAAGAAATGTTAAAGGATATTCGTTAAATTTAGAAACCCCCACTAATTTGTTTTATTGGAATTATATTAAGAGAGAAATACAAAGATTATATTTTCACTACAAGTACAAATTTCCTAAAATGGAAAGCAATAAAATAAATCAAATTGATTTATTAAAATATAAACCAGGGGGAAATTATAAAATACACACAGATCATTTTAGCACCACAACTAGAGCATTAAGTATTATCATAAATTTAAATGATAATTATGAAGGAGGAGATTTAGTTTTCACAGATCAAAGAGAAATGGAAGTAAAAAGAATTAAATTACAAAAAAATTCTATTGTGTTTTTTCCAAGTAATTTTCTATATCCTCACAAAATTGAACCAGTATTGAAAGGAACAAGGTATAGTATCGTTGCATGGCTGCAGTAAATTATAAATTAATAAAAGGTTTCTTTACAAAGGAAGAGTTACCTATAATACAAAAATATTGTTTTAATAAATTAGATACAGACAAAGACTATCAACTAGATGGTCAAGTTTTTTCTCCCGCTTGGTATAACGATCCATTAATGACATCTCTGTTAGATACTAAATTACCTTTAGTTGAAAAAGAATCTAATTTAAAATTATTTCCAACTTATGCTTATTGGAGATATTATGTAGTTGGTGGTACTTTAAAAACTCACAGAGATAGACCCGCATGTGAAATATCAATTACTGCATGTGTAAAAAAATATGACAATTGGCCTATAAAAGTTGAAGGTACATCTTTTGAATTAGACGAAGGAGATGGTGTGTTATATGCAGGTTGTGATCAGTGGCATGGTAGACCAGGTGTATACAAAGGTGAGGGATTGGCACAAGTTTTTCTTCATTACGTAAATCAAAACGGTCCTCATAAAAATCATGCGTATGATGCCATTAACAAATTAAAATAATGATAACTTTAATAAATAAAAATAATAAATTAAATGAACAAAGAAATAGTATTAACATAACTTATCCTAGAAATGTTAATATAATTTTTGGTCATTATCCTTACCCTGAAAAAATTCATCATTTTATTTTAGAAATTAAAAATAATTTAAGTAAAAAAATGTATAATTATACAAATGTAAAAGGAGGAATGACAGATTGGAGATATTTTTCAGATAAACCTGAATTTATTGAATTTTTATCTTATGTAATAAATAAACATCAAATAACTCATCCTAATTTATTTGAACATTTTTTTGAAAAATATTATTTAAACGCTTCTTGGGGTAACGAAATAAAACCTGGAGATAGTCTATTATATCATACACACCCTTGTCAGCATGGAATTTTGTATTTAACAAAAGGTTGTGACTTACAACTTCCAGAATTAAATTTAAAAATAACCCCTGAACCAGGAGACTACTATATATTTCCTCCTGAAATATTGCACGGCTTTGATAAGTATGAGGGAGAAATAAATAGATACAGTTTAATATTTAATATAGATCAAAAGAATAGTAAATTTGAATATGATGAAAAAATTAAAGATTTAAACGGTAAAAAATAATTTGTTATGAATGAAAAAAAAGCAAAAATAGAAAATTTTATTGGAATATATGATAATTACATTCTTAAAGATGAATGTGATAAAGTCATAAAATTATATGAAAACGAAGTTAAATTAAACAGGACTTTAAATAGACTTCAATTTGAAGGTTCATCTGTACTTGAAAAAAAAGATAATTTTAAATTTATAAATGGAGAAAATATTGATCTATGGTGGGAAGATTTGAAACCAATGATGTTAAATTTTGATTTAGCTTGGAATCATTACGTTCAAAATGTAGGAGCTAAAGATGCTTATGGAGTTCCTTTTTATTTTACTTGTTTAAAAATTCAAAAAACTTTACCAACAGAAGGATATCATGTTTGGCACCTTGAACATGGTAAAGGGTTTGATAATGAACCTAGAGCTTTTGTTTTTAGTATTTATTTAAACGATGTTGAAGAGGGTGGAGAAACAGAATTTTTACATTTTTCAAGAAGAGTAAAACCTAAAGCAGGTAGAGTAGTTATATGGCCGGCTGGTTTTCCATATGTACATAGAGGTAATCCACCTTTATCAGGTGAAAAATATATTTTGACTTCTTGGATGAGGTTAAGGTGATAAAAATAATAAATAATTATTTTGAAGATGATTTATTTTGTAATATAAAAAATCACGTTACAACTAAATTATACTTTACTCCAAGATATTTTGAAAACACTAAAGAAAAAAATGAAGAAAATTATTATGGAAGTAGATTTGTTTTAAAAGAAGATCCTAATTTATTAGACATATTTAAAACAACGGCTGAAAAAAAATTTAATATAAGAATAAAAAAATTACATGATGAGACCGGTATAGATATTAGAAATCTAAGTAAATTTAAACCTCATATAGATAGTGGTGTAATAAATATTATGATAATGTTGTCGGGGCCAACAGCAGTTACTAATGGTACAGTCTTTTATACTAATGGTGAATTAGACATTCATGTAGGATTTAGAGAGAATAGAGCTATTTTATTTCCCTCAAATTGGTATCACTCAAATCATGCAAGTAATATTTCTAATTTAAAAAGATATACAGCTAGTTTATTTATTGAAGATTATGAAGAATAAGATGTAGGTCTTGCACCTAATCTAGCGATTTTGTCTTCTGCTGATTCTCCATCAACGTTATCATTATCCCAATTAGATTGTAATTGAGCTAAATGAGCTGCATCCCATCTATCGATAAAATCTTGAAAGTCACCTAAGTTTGCATCTTCCCAAGTAGAGTGTGGAGTGCCATCTCTGTATTCTACAGTGTCACTTGGATTTGATGTTCCATATTGAATAGCCCAAATGTTGTTCCATTTAGCTAGTCCCCAAAAATCATTATCAGAAATTACATATGAAGTGTTCGCTGCATCACCAGATTGTTTAATAACCATCTTGTCTTCTAATACTACTGTCCATGTTGCGTTTGTTGCCATAATTTCTCCTACGTCTTAATAATATAAATAACTGTTAAATAAGGTTGAACAACCGAAGTTGCATCTCCAGAAAAAGTTGCACTCATGTTGTGTGAGTGACCTTGACCAGATCCAGTGCTACCTGTGTTAGCAGAAGGTCCACCTGGAGTTTGGAATGGGTGGTTAACGGGTTGATTAGGTACGTTACCAGGGTTA